CATCAAGGATGGTCAAAGCCTGGTTAACGAAGAATTCCTTCTGCGCCTGCCCAGCAAATAGCAGAGGAAGGCCGGCATTGGGGGTTGTGGCGGGGAAGGTCATTGGTGTGGTCATGCAAGGCTCCGTTATGTCGGCCAAATGTCAGCCAAGTTCGGCAAGAAACAGCGGGTGCGAATGGTCGAAAGTGCCGATCTGCTTCACCCAAATTGCAGCGGGCCCATATGCCGCCACGAGTGCCGAGCGTTCCGCGAGCGTGAGGGTGAGCCGCGCCTCGCTAAGCGTCCATACCGTGTAAGGGTCATTGACAGGTCCGTAGCCGGCTAGATAAGCCTCGCGCTCCTCGACCAGCGGAACATCGACGGCATCATCCCAGCGCCACTGTCCGCGCGCCCGCCGGGTCCAGCAAAAGGTCCACGCCTCGTTGGACTCGACGAAGAGGCGCGGATGCACTGGCATCAGCGGCCGGCGCGAGAGACCGGCATTGGCGAGCGGCGCGATGACAGCTTGCTCATCGCCTGTTCCGATTGCGGCAATACGGGTCGAGGCGATCGGCGGGACTTCCGCTGGGTCGAGCGGCACAAGGGCATCATCAAGTAGGATCACCCCAGTTTGGGCGGGATGTCCGAGCGCTGCCTGCGGTTCGGTGCCACCGCGGCCACGCAGCAGACCCTGCAAGCGCCACCGCCGGCTTCCCAACGCTATCGCGTGCGCGAACTGGATCACCTCGCTGCCCACGAGCAAACGGTTGGCTCCCATTGCCAAACCTTCAAGATCGCTGTCGGTAAGGGCGAGATCGTCCGCGACAAGATCGACCAGCATGCTGCTGTCGGGCTCGAAGAGCAGTGCGGATGACGCCGGCAGCGGCTCGGCAAGAGCGCCCATGATGGCCCGGTTCATGCCTGTTGTCCCGATCGGGACCAGCGTGTTTCCTTGCACGCGGTAGAGCGCCGCGCCGCGCCAAGCCTTGTTCTGTGCCGAAGCGGCCGCAAACATGATCGGCGTCGTTGTCCCCGCGCTGTCGTCTGCCGGTACCTCGAATGCCGCAAGAGTGGTTGGAGGAATCACCTCATCAAACGGCAGGTTGGCCAATCCCGGATCGCTTGGCGGCGCAGTCAGCGCATTTGGGGGCAGGCGCTCGAGCAAGAGTTCGATGCCTCGATCAAACCATTCCCAACGCTGCACGAACCACAGACCTTGCGAGCCCGGCACCCGTACGATTTCACCCGGCTGCAGACCGGGGTCGAGCTGGGCGATGCGCCAAACGATTGTCTCGCGCTGCCAGCGATCCCGATTGGCGCGGTCATTGACCAGCTGTCGGGCACCGCTCGCAGTCATGGTCGCGGGCAGTTCAATCATTGTCTCGCGCCCGGAACCCCTTGTGCCAAGGGTTCTTTGCACTCCCGGTTGATAGTCCCGCTCTTCATCGTAATAGCGCAAGACTGCTGGCTCGCGGGCCGCGAGCCCCGCTCGCTGTCTTTGCTGGTCTCTATCTGAGTCGTGCTTGTCAGGCAGCAATTGCGGGGGCAGGGTGCGCAAGGAAGTTGCGCTGTTCCTCCGCGGGCGGATCCGCAGCCCTTCCTTGCCCGATGTGCAGACCAGCGGGATCACCTGGTCGATTGCTGCCAGAGCCGAGGCAAGCCCGCCGCCCTCGTCGGCAAAGCCGCGCAGCGGATCGATGGTGCTGGCGCTCTCGGTGAGGGCGCCCGGTACCAGCTGCGCCAGCGAGACGCTCGCATCGCCGCCATGCGCGAAAATCTCGAAGCTAAGCGCCGGGATCCGGTTGCCAAAGTCACCAAGCTCGAGGTTCTCGAACACAACATAGGCAAAGTCGCGGAATGCGGGCGCGATGGCTCCTTTGTCGGCCGCAATCAGGGGATCGACCGGGTCATCACCGAAACCGCGATAGAAACGCATCTTTCCGCCAACCTTCAAATCGCCTTGAGCGCCGCGCAGGAGGTTGCCGTCTGCCCAAATGCGACCAAGCCGCTCCACAGGCGTGCTCGACAAGGCAACAGCAAAGGATGCGGAATAGGAATAAACCATGGTCGACGGCTGGCCTTTGCGGCCCTTCTGCTTGCGTTTCGTCTCGATGAGATCGGTCGACCAGATCACCGTGCCGGCAACGCGCATCCGGCCAAAGTTTCGAGCGATCGGCTGCCCATAGCTCGAGCTGCTGACACGCAATTCCCGCAGGCGCGGTCCTTGCCGGGTGCCGTTGCCAAAGATCATGCTGTCGGCGCGTTGACCCAGCAAAGCCCCGATTGAGCCACCGATAGGGCCACCGATGGCCGATCCGAGCGCCGTAAGCAGCAGTGTTGCCATAAAATTAGCCTTTTGCAGTCGGCCTAAGCCGCCAGCGTTTGCAGATGTGCATGGATGGATCACGCCGGTGCTTCACAACGCGGGAAAGACCCGCATGCGCGTGCACGACCTCATCTTCCTCGGTCGTGATCATCAGGTGATGCTGTCCAAAGCCAAGATCCACCAGAAGCACCTGATCTGGTCCCAGCTCTTCTTCGGTCGGTTCGAGCCCTGAGCGCTCCGCAAATTCGAGCCACTGATCGATCGATAGATTGCGCAGACCATAGCCTCGTGGGGCGACCGGCTGATAGCCCAGTGCAGCAAGGCTCGCATAGACCAGCCCAACGCAATCAAGCCCGCTGGCCGGGTCGAGCCCGTGCAGCCGGAACCGGCATCCCACCAGAGCCGCCGCTGCTTGGCCGAGGCGGGAACTTTCCCGGGTCATGGCCGGCCATAGCGTGCAAGAAGATCGTTACCCGGCAGGAATGGCTCTCCACGGAAGTTTACAGCATTGCCGAACCGTGTTGCACAGGTCGTGATCGTGTGATCGCAACCCTCGATGAGCTCCGCTTTGGTGCCTATTGCGGTACCGGGCACAAGGGGCCGGTCAAGCAGCAGCCAGTGACCATCGACGTCGATAATAGCGAACCGGATACCAGTCTGCGGCCCAGCGCGGAACCGCAGTCGCCCATCAACATACTTGGCTGCGATCACTCCGTCCAATCGCACTCGGTTGTGGTCAAGATCGATTTCGACAAGTTCGCGCACGGTGGTGAAACGGATTGCTGACAAACCGCATCCACGTCCACAGAATTCGGCGCGACAGGTGGGGCTCGTGCGCGGCACGAGATCTAGTTCTAGCAACTCCTTGCCTGAGCGCAGTTCAGCGGCGAATTGCGACTTGTTGTACTCAATACGGCCAATCTTGCCAGTGTAGAGCACGTGATGCTCAAGTGTCTGCCAGTCCACCGCACCCATCTCGATAGCGGCATCGTCAAATAGTCCTGCAGCAAGGTCTTGCTCACGGATCGAGGCATGGCTAAGCGCCCCTTCCACCTCGGCGCTGTCGCTCGTGAGATCCGCACTCAGACGGATTGCGGCCGGTGATAGGCCCGGTGCGGCGTGGTGAGTAATACCACCAAACACAAGATCGCGATCATGGCTGGTGAAGGCCAGCATCACCCCGTCGCGGCGATAGACACGCCAAAAAATTGCCACCGTATCGAGTTCGCTTGCAAAGAATGTGCGCATCAGGTTGCCTCGCGCAGTTCGATCAGCGGGATCGAGGGAGCCTCGCCAGCGGCGAAGTTGAAGGCCGAGATATCGATCCGATCCTCGGCGAAGCGAACCGGAACGTCGAACAGAAAGCCAGCCCGGATTTCGGCTCCAACCGGGGGCGGCGCGTGAAAGCTGATCACGCCCCGAGGCCGTAGGGTCCATGCGTTGGTTGCGGAACCATTTACGCTCACCAACAGCGTTTCTGCACGCGGCCGAGTGATCGGTCGGATCTGCCGGTCAGGACCCTCGCCATAGGACTTGCACAGCTGAAAATCGGTCCTTAGTCCATCGCCGATCCCGATCAATTGGTCTGTCATGGTCGGCGTCCCGGTCATTCCGTTCGAACTGTGATCGAAGGGATCCATGATCCGGAAGCCGCGCGCTCGTCCGCGCCGCGCCCGGAAAAATGCGATCAGCTCCGACAATTCAGCCTCAGAGCGGATCCCTGGCCCAACATCGAAATGCATCCGTGCGTCGGACCACATGGTGTTGCGATGTTCGTGGCCCGATGCCGTCACCGCGATTGACGTGGAAAATTCAGGGGCAACCGTGGTGTTTCTACCCAGTGGAAAAGGATATAATACATCGTCGAAGGCATCCATGGTTTGCTCCGATAATGGCGGCAGACGGGTGTAACCGTCTCGGCAGATCTGTGGCAGCGCCCAGACATAGCGTCGAGTGATGCCACGTTCCGCAGCCTCATCGAGGCCCCGATCAATCCGTGCCCAGAAGGCTTCCGCAACGGACGGATCGAACACGAAGCCCGCAAGGTAGTCCTGCTTGGCAAGAGGATAGCGTAGGC